ATGTATAAGTTTTCCATTAGCCTTCGCTTCCATTAGGTGTTAGATCTTCCATCTGCATAGCTTGTTCGATTGTAATTAAACCAAGTGAAAGCATCTTTTCTATAACTAACAATCGCTCCATAGGTTCAACGCGCAAGAATGTAGAATCTAAATCGAACTTTACATAGTGACCAGCAGTAGATATATCATCCATGCTTAAACGCTGTTCGATTGCTGAGATGTATGGCTGAAAGGCTAGTGCTACTAATTGTTTTCTTTCATCTATAATGTTCGCGTATGTCATAGATGCGTTAAGGTCTGCTGACAAATAGTAAGCAGGGATTCCGCACAATCGACTAATCTCAGTTGCAAGATTCTGGATTGCCTCGTTGTACATCATGTCTTTAGGACTAAAACCAATGTTCTGGGCTTCTAAAGTAGATGTTAAATATGCAGTTGAACGATTCTGACGAGCTAACTTCCATGAAGCCAGTAAACCTTGAACTTCCGCAGGTGGGAGATCTGCTCCTGTATTTTTTAACACTGTAGTAGCCATCGGAGTTTGAGCAGCTACAGCAGCAGCCTTCTGGATGTCAATAGCTGCTTGAATTGTTCTTGCACCTGTTGTAAGTACGCCTTCGTTAAATGCTTGAAATGTAACTAGAGATCCAAGGCCAGACATCGGGCGTGGTGATCCATCGACATAATATTGTGTTACAAATGTGTTAGTTACATCAAGATCAAAAGTAATGCGAGTGTTAGCAACCCACTCGAAAGATGCAGGGCGATTATCTTCCTGATAAGTCTCTGTAACTTCTAAGAAGGCTTGCCCAAAGAATAGAAGGCTATCGACCAAATAACTGACAGTAACAAATTGTGGCTGTGACTTAGATAGTTGATGCACCCATCGTGGAGCTGCAATAGCTTCTCCAGTAGACTTCTTTTTGTACTCTAGCGGAATAGATCCGACTGTGCAGAGAAGATCGCGGCATCGCTTAATAGCAGGTACAGCCATAGCATCTCGTCTACCGATTACAGGGAATGTAAAGTTGTAGATTGAGTTGATGCCATCGCCCATAATCTTAGGCGCGAGCTGTGCCTCTAATATTTCTGGCTTACGCGAAAAGATACCCATAGACAGAAATTGTAGCATTTGTCAAGCAATTAGACAATGTGATAGGGCGTGTCTAAGTATATATCTGTGGCTTAGGTGCAGGGATCATTAACTTGCTTACTACCATAGCCAACCCAATCGGAGCAGAGATGTCACCTGCTGACTTGCGCTTAATAATGCGCCACGCGCTGTCATTGACTTTAGCTGCACAGTTATTCATCTGTTGAATAAGCTCTTGCTGTCCGTTGTGCACTACGCGAGCATTGACCAAGCCCTCTAGTAGATCGCCACAGGCTTTGTAGAACTGTTGCCCTGAAACATCTTCGACCATAACTCCAGCATTGGCTAAACGATCTGCAATTGTTTGTGTGGCGTACTTGTCGTAACAGACTAGGCGTGGCTTATAGATGTCACACCAAGCCTTTATACTTGCCGCCATCTTAAGCTCATCGATAGCAACCTGAGAGCTGTAAGTCTCAAGGATTCCAATGCCAATCCGCCCATCTGGGAGAAGTTGTCCTGCGACCAATGATCCGTTCCTGCGTGACGGACTGACATCGAAACCGAATACAGTATAAGCCCCAGCAGCCATTTCTAGAGTGCTATCGGATGTTTCCTCAAGAATGCCATGAGGCCACGGACTGCTTAACGAATCAATCCATTGGCAAAGAGTTTCAGTACGAGTGTTTTCAATCGGCGAAGTAGCAATCGCTTCCTCAATCGCTTCCTCTGTGATCGTGTATCCCAAAGAGGGGTTAGCCAAAGCCCATGCATCGCGGTCTGTTATCTTGCAATACTGGGGTGCTGAGTATTCGTAGAATCCGAATGACTTAGGTGGATAGTCGATGGCTCGTTCCCGTAGGTCATTGAGTACAGTGCTGAAAGCATCTCCCGCATTCGAGGTAAGAAGTGTCTGACTGTTTGGGTGAGCTCTAGTTGTAGGAGTAGCAGCTCTGAATCCATCTTCTGTGATCTCTCGGACTTCATCGATGTAAAGCAATCCGTTGACTGAGCGACCTCGACTTCCGTCTCTAGTTGCTGCAACAACATCAAGCCTTGCTCCAGAGAGCATCTCAATGCTTTCAGTTCCATTGGCGTGTCGGATCTGTTTAACGAATCCTTTAAGGTGGTCATTGGTCTCCAATAGGTGAGTCACTTGTCGGAAGGTGTCTAAAGCCATGCTTCGATTAGAGCTCATAATCAGCACATTGGTATTCCACTTAATCAGGTGCGCGAGGATCAGCATACGGGCTAAGTGAGTCTTTCCGTTCTGTCTGGCTACAAGGATTAGGTTTGTCTTACGAATCCAATTGCCTTTTTTGTCCACAGTAAGCATGTCCTTGAGGACAAACTCCTGCCATGGCATTAAGTCCATCTTGACGATAGCGCACAGGTCTTTTACATCTTGCAGTTTGTTTTCGCCCTTGAGAAGTGGGCTGTGAAGCCGTGGCTTGGTTGCCCCTCGTAGGGCTTTGGACTTTCTGGGCTTAGTTGTCATTGATCTGGACTGGGTCGGAGCTTAAAGGGACTGTCCAGCATCGTCTCGGACTGCATCGGGGAGATATTGCTTGAAAAGACAGGGGGGGTAGCCGTCCGAGCTAAAAAAACCCCATCATTGAGCGCGCCCTTGCGTAGGTTGCATGACTTGCATAACACTCTAAGGTTATCAAGCTCATGACCACCACCGGACTTTCGTGGTATCACATGATCGATGTGCATCTCGCCCTCATCTGTACCACACAACTGACAGAAGCGACCATCGCGCTTGAACACGCGTTCACGCTGTTCGCGGTATCTGCGTGAGTTCAGCTTATCTAATGCCATCCTTTAGCCTTCCAATGATTTAAGGCTATGCATGGTTCACCATACCTATGCCCTATGTACTTCAATCCCCATTGTATCTGAGTGTAACCATCTTGATCTTTTAGCCATACTGATCTACCTTGCGGTATTCCATAATGACTACCATTACGAGCTAATGGATTCCATGCTGATTCTTTACCATAGAGTATTGTTAAGCATTTATATTGTTTATAGTTATAGCCTAATGAATGTAAAGCATATTCTTTATAGCTTACGTATTGCATTGGTTTAGATCCACCTGCATCAGGCATGATGCATAGAGCTATCCCAATAGCTACTAGCACCCCGCGAGCTACGCCCCTAAGGGGCTCGCGGTGAGCCTTTGAGAGGCTCTGCCCAGTTAGCGTACCATCGCTGTCAAATTCATTTATATAAGTCCTGCTCAAAGCGGTGTTTCGTTTCAAGATTACCTCCTGTGGATAACTTCTGTGGATAACTATTTATCCGTTTTATAGAAGCCCTTACCCTTAAATACTGCTGGAGTAGCTGATATAACTTTAACCATCGGTTCATTACAATAGTTGCACAAAATCATTGGTCGATTGTTCCATCCATGATTGATCTCTTGACTGAGATTGCATCGTGTACATTTGTAATCGTAGGTTGGCAAGTTAAGCACTTCCTTATCATGTATGACCCACATCCAGAACATCGGTCTATGTCTGCCTCTGTAGGTTCTTTGTCCAAGTGACCATATCTTAATATGAGTAGTGGCAAGAGATCCTCAAGTCGGATTATCGCGGCATACTCACGCGCATCCTCACCCTGTCCATTGAGTCTAATCACTCCAAAGCCCAATTCCCCCGAAACGGCTGTGCGAGCTTTTAATTGTTTGATGTATGCAAGAGGTTGAAATCCAGCGCGGGCTTTGACTTCAACATCGAACGGCACATTAACAATATCCTTGCCACTACCCCTCCCAACACATGCGCCTTGCCATACAGTCGATAGGTACTGTGCGACAACACGCTCTGTGCGGAAACCTCTGTGCTTCCTTGCTTGACTAGCCATTGACTGCTTTACACTTAGAGCATTGCCAAGTCACAACGCCATTAACTGAATCGGATGATATGTCCTCTAAATCTCGTATTGCAACTGGCTCATTGCACAGCTGACATGGCACAAAGGCAGACATTAAATCGACCCATTCACCATTGATCTTAATTCCGATGTTACCCATTAGACTCTCGCCTTCTGTGGTTGAAACTTTCCATCAGATCCAAGGTTGTACCACTTGGTAGGGCATCGATGAGCTGATGAGATCGCTGTATTGCAGAAGTAGCCACCCCAAGCCTTGCCATTCTTTTCACCCTCACGCCATTGCATGTGTCCATGCTCGCATGATGGAGCTTCTAATGCCTCACCTGTACCCATTACAGCTGCAATAGTCTTCATTGCTTTGTCAAGTGTGACAGGTGCATCAACTACTTTGTTGTACTGATTGACAGGCGTAGTCCAGTAATCTTGATCATCTGCCTTAACTTCTTGAACAGGTGGCTTAACTGGCTTAGCAGCTACTACCTTGCTCATTTCTTCGCGGCTTGGTCTCTTTCCTTTAGGCGCATAACCTGCATTTGCAAGTGCTCTGCCGATTGCCGAAGTCTCGCAATTCTCCAATGCACTAGTCTGATTAACACCTCGGCTAGTAACTGTTTCCTCAGCGTACCCTGTTGCCCACGCGACAACATCTGCTGAATCTTTGTACAGATAAGCTTTAACAATGTATCGAGTTGCCTCGACAACTTCCAACTCAGTTGATATGCGAAACGCTGGATAGTCCTTAATAAACTTTTCAAGTCGTACCTCCACAGGCTCATAATCGGCTAAATTAAACATAGAGATCGTTTTCCTCCGTTGCTAGTTGTCCTGCGAGTGCGCCATAGCTGCATAGGTCGACCCAGTTGTCGATGTGTTGGGCTGACTGATTAGTCCTTGCAAGTTTAACCAAGACCATGATCCCTGCCACTTGATAGTCGTGAATCGGTGTTTGTAAGTATGCTGAGAGCAGCATTGCGGTGTGTTGCAGGTTATCCGCAGGGTGGCCGTATGATAGCCCACGCTCACGGATCGTGTCTGTTGCTGTGAGTAGGATTTCATTAGCGCGCATCTGTTGTCACTCGCTGAAATGACTTAGCAACGATAAGACCCTCGCGCTTGCCTTCGTTAAAACCTTTAGCCCATCCGACTAAGTACCACAAAGCATTAGCTAGTAGAAGCAAGATGATCATTGGCATCTCAAAGCTCATTGTATTTCCTATCTGTGCCAATGCCCTTGATTGGCTACAGACTTAGTGTGACAGAACTGTCAGACGAATCAAGGACATTTAGATAACGAAACCATAACGATTATCTGGGTCTGCCGTACGACTTTCCAGACACAATGAATGTGCCATCCTTCTCAATGTTGATTAGATCTACCTGGACCTTGGCTTTGTTTACATAGATGATAGCAAAAGCCTGTTGCCAATTAGCCACGCCCTTGGTGTAAGCAGCTTGCTTGAAGTCCATAAGATTGCCTACCTCGACACCATGTAGAACGCGCCCTATACGGCCTCCAGAAGCCTCTGAGAAGGCACTACGCCCTGCTCTGTGCGTATGACCTGAGATGACATTCTTTCCATGCCTACGGGCTGCCTCAAGGGCTGATAAGCCCCCCTGTGGCTTAATTGGTGTGTGGTCTCCATGTACTGCGATCCAGTTAGGTGCAATAGGCATAGGGTTTTTGTGGAACGTAATACCTAGCTCATCGAACTTCATAAACTTCTCAAAGCGCAACTCTGGCAATGCCCCGAAAGCAGGAACTTTAGCCATAATAATGTTATACAGGCGGTCTGTATGATTGCTGCGGATGCAGTCTGTAACGCCTAAATCCCAGAGAAGCTGCACAGCCTCGTTGCGGTCATCATCTAGGGTCTGGGCATAACTGCCCATGCGCCCTTCTTCCCACTTGCTAATCTGTGGTAGGTCAATCTCATCGCCAATGGTCACGACTTGATCTGGCTTAAACTTAGAGATAAAGCTTGCAAGGTTACGGGTTGCAACCCTGTCATGGTATGGGACTTGTAAGTCCGAGACTACGACTATTCGCTTAATCGTCATCCTCATCATCTTCGTAGTTGCCAAACTTCTCTGGCTCTACAGGATCAGGCAAGATCCAATGTGGATAGGCTTGAGGCTCTGTGATCATGAACATCGCTACATCTTCTGCGAAACCTGCACGCTTTAGAGAGCAGAAGTATTCATAAAGCCCAATGCAGTAAGCATCTAGCTTTGAGTAGCCTTGTTCCTCAAGTGCCTTAGTTGCTTTTCTTGCCATGAGAAAATTATCGCTCTAGAAGTATGTTATAGATCTCATCGACACGCGAATGCAGTCGCTTAATCTCTGTTAGTAAATGGGTAATGACAAAGCCTGACAAGCCACCTAGCGTCACTAGCGTAGCGATGTAGAGCTGAAAGAAATCTGTCTGTGTCACTTTTTAGGGCTCGCATATCCGAATACACCTGATAGCACAGCCCACAGGATTGCGCGGTAATCTGCCTCAAAGTTTGATGATGCCCAAGCTGCTAAGAATGCTCCAGCTGCTAGATATACAGGGTTCTTGATGTTCTTCATTATTCTCCACCTAACATAGATACTTGAAAAAAAGCACCATCATTGTCAGCCGCTTTCTTAAACGAGACATGCATGTGCTTAACGTGTTTGTTAGCCCCTGTGTACTTGCGCCACTTCCAGTTAAGGATGGGTGAGCAAATTCGTCCATCGAAAATGATGTAACTAATACGCTTGTCTGCTTTTGACTTTGATAAGGCACGAAGCTGATCTGCAAGATCGCCCATGATGTCGGGCTTGCTTGACTTGAACAGGTCACGATCGACATCAATGGCACGTACCCAGCCTTGGTCATCTGGATTATGATCAGACTTGCGAGCAGCGTGTCTGGTATCACCGATCCAACCATCCGATGTGCGGTCACGATCGGGGAATGAGTCATCGATCTGCTCCCTTAACTGGATAGCAGCTCTAGAGAGTTTTACCTTCATCCAAGTAAGAGCTTCGCTTCATCTTCTGAAATCCCAAGCTTTGCCAGTAGTGCAGCTTTAGCCTCAGCCTTAGTTGCTGCTTCTGCTTCTGACGCTAGGCGATCTGCTTCTGCCTGGGCTGCTGCGGCTTCATTGGCTTTGATTTCATCGGCTGTCAATGGACGCTCGATGACCTCACCTGTTGCACAGTTTACTTCGATTGCTGTTGTCATTGTTGCTCCTTATGATTTCGATATGCCGTATAGATAGAAAGATGAACCTGCTGCGAAAGAAACGCCAGTCGTAGCAATCGTTGCAGAGTCGATGGCAGCGGTGTTTCTATATAATCCAGCACTTGTCAATATGTAGGCTAGTGTGGCGTTAGTTTCAGCCACATTGAAATTTGAATATGGTTTATTTTGTGAAGCAGTATAGGAAGGTATATAGAACTCTCCACTAGCGAACGTATTTGCAGTCGATGCTGTAGCATTGTAAAGAGAAGAATCGCCACGATAGAAGTTGGCATCAAAAGCAGAACTTGCTGCTGAGCCAGTTCCGCGTATTCTTGTATAGGAATAAACAGTCTGACCCAATCCAGTATTTGTATTAAATTGCAAATATATAGTAGCAAAACTTCCCGCATCTGTTGAATCTCTTGCACTCCAACGCACAACCAAGTCAGTATAAGTTGCAGGGATAGCAGAGAAAGTAACGCTTGCAGCAGAACTGCTAAGAACATTGCTTGCTATAAGTTGATATGTAACTGGCATATTTAAGCCCTCAAAATTCCGTATAGTGTGGCTATAGTGCCGATAGCAAAAGTCCCACTAGTAGGGAACAATAAAATGCTGTTAATCGCAGAAGTTGATCGGTATAATCCGACAGTGCGATAGACATTGCCAGAGCCATTTCGATCTTGGCTAGTAGTAATTAAACAAGTTTTATAAGTTGAACCTGAATAAGAAAACAAATCTACTATCACTAGACTTGGAACTGTTGTACTTAATGTATTGAAACCACATTGTATTCTAGTTTGGTTGCTTGATCGAGTAGTTGTTGCGGTTGTCCCGTCTCCGTACAGTTCTGTAATTGAATAATTTGTTCCAGTGTCGGAATTAAATTGCATCCGAAGCGTTGCATCTAAGGTAGCGTTTGTGCCAGTTAACACTAGACGAAGATCTGTATAACCAGAATTAATTGAACTAAAAGTAATTGTTGCTGCAGCACTACCTAATGTCGTGGTAGCGATGTTCTCGTATGTTGCTGGCATTTACGCTCCCTTGATTCCGTATAGTGCGAAAACAGTAGATGTAGTCCAATTTGAACTGCCTGTGTAACATTCTATTGAAGTAATTGCGGCAGTGGACATCCATAATCCAGAATTTAGGTTTGCATCTCCTGCGCCATTCTGATCTACACCAGAAAAATCTCTAAGAGTTTTATTGCGTGTAGTGGATGAATAATCGTGTATATCTATAATTCCAACTACAGGACTTGTAGATGAAGGTCCATTTGCATTTGAGCCTGCAGCAATAAAACTCTGACTTGTTAATCCTCCAGCAGTTACTGTGCTGCCATCTCCATAAAGATAATGTTGAGTGTAATTTGTGCCTGTATCACCATTAAATCTAATTCTCAAAGCATTTCCAGCAACAGAGGTAAACATTTGATAGCGAATCTGCAACGATGTGTAAGTGCTAGGGATGCTGGAGAAAGTAATTGTTCCAGATGATCCTGTACCAGTAGCAGAAGCAATAGACTCGTAAGCCCCACTGCCTGCTGCGCCACCGCTAGAAGCAATAATCCCAATAAGAGAAGTAAGCATTATGCAACTGCACCGACTACAACCCATGAGTTAGCAGCGATCTTAATACAAGCTGCTGACTTATAACGAGCAAGGACTGGCTGTGCTAGGACTGCACCTGCGCTTACGACTGTAGTAGTTCCAGAAGTTACAGCGTTGATAGTAGTGACTCCCACGCCCTTCTGATAGACAAGCAAGGTAGTACCGATAGGAAAGTTATATGTGGCATCTGTTGGAATGCGGAAAGTGTTAGCAGAGGCATTATCCATAGTGCAGATCGAGTTAAGACCATCTGCCTTGACTGCTGTGTAGGTAGTGCCAGTCTGTGCGTTGACCACCATGCCAGCAAAGACTGTATCGATGTCCTGACCAAGCAGCGCGATCGCTGTTGCACCATCTTTAACAAGGTCGCTCGATTGCGGTATATCGAACCCGAAATTAGTTGTTGTTGTTGCCATTAGGTTAGTGCTCCGATCGCGTTAGTCCATGTAAGTGTACCATTCACGCCTGTCCAGATTAGGTCAGACGGGGTTACTGTCTGCCATTGTGTCGTTGATAGCGAGAAGTCTGTAGCTGAGATGTATAAAGTTAGATCAACATAAGTAGGCGTAGCGTTCATTACTACATTTTCTACAAAGCCGCTAAAAGATCCGTTAAGCATATTGGCAGGTAGATTCTGGATAAGAACAGGCTGACCAAAAAAGACCCCGATGAGGCGATCTAGTAACACGCTAGGGATGTCAGGGTTATCTAGTCTAAAAGTAATGGTCTCTAATTGTCCTCTAGGGGTAGAGCGTAGGTTTAACTCACGCGCTGCGATGTCATCGATGTCAGATGCGTTTTTGATGTTTGACTCGAATGAACGCTCATAAAGTCCGTAAGTCACAATAGAGTCGCTGTTAGAGGCGGTATAGGTTGAAGCGTAACCTGTGGAGTAGCGATAAATAAGACTGTTGCGGATACGAGCAGTCTGCGTAGTTGAACGGATAGTGCTAGGGGATGCGTAAGAGGAATCGAGATTTGTGTATCCATTAGCGATAAGGTAATTAGAACGATGATCGGCATCGGCATAATCGACATTGCCAGACTTGGTCTCGAATATCTGACCAAGTGCGCTGTTGGCTATTTGATCTGCAAGCGTGTTTGATTTAGCAGATGCAGAAGCTGCAAGGGCGATCATTGTGTAGAACCCTGCATCGATTTCGCCTACGCTAGTTTCAGCGTTAGCCCATGTAGTAGTTGCAGGGTAGGTAGCCCATGTTAGTGTAGGCGTGACCTCTGACCATGGCAGGGAAAGGGCTGAGCCAAGGATAGCGGCGATTTGCGCCCCATCTAAACCTTCTGATAGGGCTGTGTTGTAAACAGCTTTAGTAAGCCTTGCAAGACTTCCTACTCCTAAGACTGTGCCTGTAGTGATGAAACCAGTTTCCTCTGGGCTTCTAACTCCAATAGAAAAGTCCGAGACCTCACCGCCGAAAACAGTTACATAAGTGCCAGATGAATTTTTAAGTTCTAGCGTGATTGTCTCTGAGACATTGATAGTAAAAGGCGAACCATCTGTGTTGATGATCTGTACTCGGCAGTAACCAGCAGTAGGCTGCCGATCAATATCTAAACGACCAGATGCAAAAGATACTGCTGTGACATTTGTATAAACATCATCATTGATGGTCACGCGCCATTCTGGCAACCAAGGCATTAGTCAATACCTGACACATCTACTGTGCCGCGCTGACCTGCGCCGCGAATAATCTCGACAACCTTTTCCGCTACAGCATTGGGATCTGAAAAAGGATCGCCTGTCACAGTAACATCAATCTTAGTTGTGCCACCTGTAGCTGTACCTGCTCCAGCAAGATCTGCTGCATCTGCTGCTGCTTGTGCTTGTGCTGCTGCAATCGCTGCTGCCAATTCAGCCGTGGCTGCTGCTAAATCATTTTTTACAGCCGTCAAAGTATCTGTAGCCAAAATACTAAAATCGGTAGTTGCCGCAGTAGCCGCATCTGTGAGTGACTGTTCTCCGTCAATCAATAAACCACCTAAAATGCTTTGTGCTGCTTTTGAGGTAGTAAGAAGTGAAGCAGTTGCATCTGTCGTAGTCTTACTTACTGCACTAGTGGCTGCGGCAAGAGATGTGTTAAGTGCTGTTGAGGCATCTGTTGCAGTCTTAACAATTCCATTTGTGGCCGTAGTTAGCGCGGTAGTCACCTCGCCTGTTGCTTTGCTAAAAGATGATGACCATTCTGTAAGGTTAGGCTTAAGAACAGTAGTGGCGATATTGCCAGTAAAGGATGACCATTCTACGCCAGTAGCAGTAATGGCAGTACCTATTCCGCCAATGGATGTAGTCAATGCGTTAATAGAAGCAGTAAGAGGATCTACTGACCATGCACCAAAAGGATCTGCAAGCTCTAAAGTTTTAACTGTGGTAAGTAATTCAGTAAGTTCTTTAGTCTTTGTTTGTGCAGTCTCTAGAGCCTTCTGATACTTTTCAACATTGGTGATGTTTTCATCTTCAATCGCCTTCATTAGCTTTAGGCGGATCTTATCTTCTTCTGAGATCTTACCCTTGAGGGCTGCTTCGATCTGGATCTTCTGTAGGTCAAAGACTGCCTTAGCCTTAGCAAGTTTAAGAGAATCCTTTTGTGCTTTCTCAGAAGCCTTTGCCAATGCTTCTAACTTCTTAGCGCGGGCAGCCGCTGCCGCTTCTGCTTTCTTTTCAGCGGCTAGACGTTCTTTATATCCACCATCGCCACCGCTAGGAAAAAATAACTTTCCTGTGTTCATAGGTTGCGGCGGATTGGATTTTCTCATCGCATTGCCAATAGCACCAATCGCTACTGCTGCAACACCAATAGCAGTAAGCCATGGAGCCCAAGCAAGACCGATAGCAATACCTGCACCAACAAGAATAGGTTGAGCAATCTTTACTTCTTGGACTAAGTATCCGAAACCTGTAATTGCATTAGTAAGCTTGATCGAAAGATTCTCAATATTCTTCGCTGCGCCCCCTGCGCCATTCTGTCCACCAAGACCGCCAAGGGCTTGAACCAAGCCGCCACCAATGCGCTCTTTAGCTTGGTTGCTTACCTCTGCAAGGATAGCAAGTTGACCACTAAGAGTCTTAGCAGCTTCATCGGCTGAACCTAATGTCTGGCTTCCGATCTTTTCTAAGATCTCATCAAAGGACATAGCAGCAAGTTCAGCCTTTGTAAGACCTAATCTGTATTGGTTAAGTCCCTTAGTGTTTCCAACATAGGCATTAGCAAGATCGCTGGCAACGGATGCGACATCGGCGTTACGACTAGCTGCAAGGTCAAGGGCAACATTCATGATCTTTGTCGATCGAGATACTGATCCAGTTGCAGTCAGTAATGCCTGCATCGCTGGGACTGCTTGATCGCCTGTAACTCCGTAAAGCTTGCCGATCTTTTGTACATAAGCATCTACTTCTGGAGCAGCAAAGGCTAAGCCTAGATTCTTAACTGTGTTAGTTAATTGCTGTGTCTCACGCTCTGCATCTGCGAAATCTCTAATTGATTTCTTGATCGCTATACCAAGGGCTGCGCCACCAAAAGCAATACCAAAAGAAGCACCTAAAGACTTAACGCTTTTGTTAAGTTTTCCAACTGCTGTGTCTGCTTGCTTGAAGGCACTCTTACCTAAAAACTCTGCAAGAATTTTAATGTCAATGTTTGACTGTGAAGCCATTATGCAGCCTTCCTAATCCCGCGAGTAATTGCTCCGCCTGTTTTAGATTGAAATAGATCATTAGTTCTTATGATTGCCTTAATGATGGCATCGCGAGTTTTGCCTTGATCTTCTTCCCATGCGCGATAGATAAGTCGACCTTGTTCTTTTCCTCTGCCTTTCATTTCGCCGCCCATAGAGGCTACAAAATTGGGACGTGAATTAGGTTTATTGGCAGATGGTAAACGCCCTGCTGTTTCATAGATAGCACCTGCCGCACTAGCGTTAACAATGCGTGTGCTAGAAGAAAAGCCTCGGTTATTCTTCCTAGATTTAGCTGTGCTGAAACGAATGCCCGCTTTAACTGTTGAAGCATCATAGAAAGGAAAACGACCGCCTTCTCTGCCCCAGTTGCTAAGGGGTGGACTGGCAGGCGCATAACCTCTGGCTTTATTGACCAGAGGCTCTGCGATTGCTGTCAATTCTTTCTTTAGAGCTTTGTCCAAGTCTGGAGCATAAGCCTTTAAGGCTTTACGGAGATCATTTACGCCTGCGAACTCGACTGGCATCTGCTGACTCCTTTGCTTCATCCGTGAGACCTTGAAACAATGCATTGAGCATCGTTCGATCTAATTCCAATAACTGCTGTGGCGCGACTCCCAATCTAATGCTTAGCCTAGCGATTAGATAGGTGAAGGGTAAATCGCGCTTTAAGACAAAGGGTCTGAATCCTCGACCGAAACTGATTTCAGAGTTTCGATGAAGTCAATCCCAAAAGGCTTAACAGATTCACCTGACCTGCGTGTTACTTCCCAAGCTAGCCAATAGACCGAAGTCTGCATCTCGTCATCTCGAAACGCTTTATGAAAGCCCTTTTTAGCCCACTGTTCGAAGGAGTATTCCACGGCAGGCGTGATTTCTCCTTCTAGTACGCTTCCATCATTACGAACGATCTTTAGTTTTGCCATGGTTTTGCCCCTTTGTTAGTTTCTTATGATGTTGTTACTGCGATTGTACCTGATACGTTCCATGTAACACTTTGAGTACTTAAGCTTGCGACATCTCCGTTAACGGGGGTGATGTTGTTGACCAAGCATGTCATGGTGTACAAAGGATTGGTTGCAGATACAGCAGCAGATGTCTGCTTGAATGTAACTGTGGTGTTTGATCCCCATGTGCTGTTAAGTGTCTGGAGTGTCTTAGAAGATGCTTCGTCATTTAAGAAATCGATTGTAATGCTTGAAGCTTCCAAGCCCTTAACAAATCGGTGACCTGAATCGCCAAGCGTTGTGACCTCAAGTTCGTCAAATGCGCGGTTAATAGTCACGCTCGTTACTAATGTTGAGAGATCTACCGAATTAACAGTTAGAACTCCGGTATTGGCTAGATAAACTGACATCGGTTATTCCTCTTCCTTTTTAGTTGCTGGCTTTACTGCTGGTGTTTCTTTAACCTGCCCGATCTTGATCAGAAAGGCTTCGTTCTCTTTTTCCCAATCGGACATAATTAACTCCAACTCGTTAGGATTGATACGGACATCTCGCAGCTGAGAAGGTCTCCCGAAGCAGCATTGAGAATACTTGGTGCGCTGATTGCGCTTACATTATAGACGAGAGATGATGCTGCAAGCTTAGCGAACACGCCACAGACAGTATCTTCAATCCCGTTAAGGTTGCCTTCATTGTCAAATAAAGGCACAGTCATAATTATCTTAAAGTTAGCCATTGGGCTAATGCCAATGTGTTGATTATTGGTTGGTGTCAAGTAAGGATCATCTGGTGACACAATTACTGAGTTAGCAAGGACTGTTGCCGGTGGAAAGGCAAAAGTCTGCCACTTGGCATTATCTACTAGAGCAGTTGCTAAAGTGGTGCGAAGTGTCGTTATGGCTACGGGTGGCATTATCCCACCATCGAGCGTGGATCTAGTGCGTGTGCAATCAATCCTCGCACCTTAGCGAGAAGCTGTGCGCTCATTCGGTAAGGGCTTGGTTGGAAATCGACAGCGTTACTGCCCGAAAGGGTTGCAGTACGCGCCTGCCAGATTTCAACAGATACCATTAAAGCTGCTTGCTGGACTGCTGTGTCTGTTGTCCAGTCTGTGTAAGTTCTTGAAGCGACTGATCCATAAGGCGCAATAGCATGCTTAGGCTGCGCTGTCGCGTGGTTTGTATTTATGCTGATTGAATAATCTCCAACGGCTGTAATAACTTTACTGCCATTGTAAGAGGATCCAGAATGAGAAATTGTTACTGTTTGACCTACATAAAAGATTTCTTTTACAGAATCGTTAAAGTAAAGAGTTCCCTGCCCAACAATATTCTCATGAGCTACTGTGAAGTAGGTAGGACTCCATAACATTGGAAGTAGGACTGCATCTGCCGCATCGCATACTTCCTGCAAGGTTGCATCTGGATACAAAGTACCGACTCCGAGAGTGCTACGGAGTTCTGCAACTGTTGTAAGTGCCATGATGTCCTTTCTCAAGACTCTGGGGAGTAGAGGGCTACTACTCCCCAGAGCGACTTAGTGTGTTTCTATCAGGTTAAGTTAAACCAGTTTGCGCCAGCCGCTAACTTAGTAGCTAGTGCTCCCTGACCGAACAGTAGAATGTCCACAGTTCCGTCTGAGTTAACATTAGTGCGAAGCTGCTGACGAGCACCCTCGTACCATGTGTAAGCATCTGGGTTAATAACAGCCATTGAATAATCTGCTGTTCCTACTCCACCAGAACCCTTCATGTAACGAGATACACGAAGATCAAGACCTGCAACTGATCCACGAACACTGAGAGGTGAAAGTGCACCAGCGTTATTCTGAGGATTTGCCGCGATGTAGATTGGACGGCCATTATCGTTGTAGCTCATGATGTTAGCCCATTGTTCTGGTGTAACAATAATGTTACGACCAAAGCCAAGTGATGCTGAATAGACAGCCGCTGCTGCGCTTGATACATACTTGAGCAATCCATCGGCTGAGTTAGCCTGTGGTGTTGCGTTAAGAGTACCTGCGCCCTGAATAGCGGTTGTTACAAATTCTTCAGTGTCTTTTGCGTAAGCAAATTCCATCTGGACAAGAAGCTCATCTAGGAATGCAGGTGTTGAATTTGTTAGCAATTCTAGAGTAGTGATTGCACGACCCTTAAAAGACTTCTTTGTTACTGTGATATATGATGCTTCAAGTTGTGATTCTGTAACTGCACCATTCTCATCGATCTGATCGACTAGAGGCACTTCAGTAATCTTAGGCAGCTCAAATGTTTTTCCAAATTCTGGCATTGTGCCACGAGTGACTGAATCAATCATTGGGCGATCTGCGTTAGAAAGGAAGTTAAGTAGCTGTGTGCTTTGTGGTGTTGGGATAAATCCTGCACCTGTTGTCTGATCGTTGTCAGCAGCGCGTAGCCATTGACGAGATTCATCATCACCAAAGAGGTTAGCCTTTAGTGTGTTCTCCAAGTAGTTACGCTTTGTGATTTCGATTCTTGGAGATGTGTAGTACATCGCTGTTACAGTAGGGCGAGCAGCCTCGACAGGTGCTGCCTCTACTGCAGGTGTTGCTTCGACTGCTGAAGTGGTATCTTCCACGGCTGTCTCGCTTTCTGTAGTTGGGTTTTCTTCAACAGGGGTAACTTCCTCTGCTGCGATCTCTAGCACCTGAGCCGACTTAAAGGCTGGCTCTGTTACGAGAGAAACTTCTTTTAACTTTGCCGCTGTTACGACTGTGTGTCCGTTGCGTGATGGCTTAGATGCAAGGATCTCTGCGCCTATGCTTAAACCTGAAACCAAATTTTCGCTTGCCATGATAAGGGCATCTGTGCCAGCCTGTGAACGGCTAAGCTTGAAGGTTGCATAAATGCCATCTTCTTTTTGTTCAGCTGAGATCATGCGACCAACAGGCTTCTTCATGTCATGCTGTGATAAGAGCTTAATCTTTGTTGGGTCTGCGATCTCAATAGATCCTGCCTCAAAAGTATAAGATCCAAGATTAGTGCTGCCAATTTCATCATTACCAAAGGGCACTATCTTGCCGGTAATTTCGCGCTTTTCTTCGTTGCACTCAATCATTGTGGCTTCAATGTATAAGTTTTCCATTAGCCTTCGCTTCCATTAGGTGTTAGATCTTCCATCTGCATAGCTTGTTCGATTGTAATTAAACCAAGTGAAAGCATCTTTTCTATAACTAACAATCGCTCCATAGGTTC